TCTCTAATTTTACCTTGTGATTTGAAATGACGACAAACTGTCTCACCCATTGTTCTGAACACACCCTTTTCTACAAAAGCGTTGTTCACGAATGGATAGCCAGCAGATCTTCTAGTTGCTTCATAATACTCGGTTGGTATAGCCACTTGTATTCCAATTCTTGGATAACCATATCCTTCTGCATCAGATGTATCTAATGCAAAGAGTCTTCCAATTTCATTACCGCCACCAGAAGGTGCGTCTTTTGTTGGAATGAATGGTACTCCGTAAATAGAGTCTACATGAATTCCAGTACCCGTACCTTTAAAGGTTTGAATACCGTTTACGTCTATCTGAACTAATTGCTCACCGTATGGGTTTGCAATACGGACACTTGGCATGTATAAGCCTTGTATCTCAGAATAGACTTCATGGGAGCCTAGGAATACATTTGGATCTTTACCTGCTGCGATTCTAATCTTTCTTAAGAATGTTCTTAAGACATCGTCAGTAAGTACACCATCGGTACCGATAGTACCAGAAGCGGATTCTACTGTACAGTCAAATTCTCCACCGTTTCCATCTCTGTCTACGGTTGAGTCAGCAGCCCACGGATCGTAAAATCCTGTATGACTTCCACCTAGTGCATCTTCCTCTGCATCACTTGATACAATTCTATCAAGGGATTCAAAGTCTTTTGTACCTGTGTGGTTGCCACTTGAACCTGCTGCGTCACTCTCTACATCTGCCAAAAGCATTCTATTAATGAACTCTTTGTGTTGTACAGCCATGTACAATCTTAGTGAACCAAGTCCACCCCAAATGTCGTCTTTTGAATGAGTTGATAGCCACTCCATAACTTCACTTGCACTGAATGGCAACTGAGCGGTTTTTGGTTTGACATCTAATTCTGCGACTGTTGGTTTGATTGTTTCAGCAATTAATCCACCTTCACTTGTACCACCTAGGGCGGTATTTGCGTTGGTTGTGTTAAGTACTGGTTTTGCTGTTATAACTCTCCATCCAGATTTGTCCCAAGGGTATTTTGGGAGAATTCCGAATGCGTTTGCTTCTAGATTCAGTTGAGCCCATGCATAAGCACCAAAGATGGCGTTAAACATACCAGCAGTACTGGTTGTTGAAGGAGCATCAGCTTTTCTAAGAAGATTACGATTGTGTCCATAATATTGTGCCTCAAGCTCGTCGATTGTTCGTATTTGAGTCATTTTTAGTATGTTCCTACTTCGTCAGGTGTTGGAGTATAATATTTTCCAGCTAGAATATTTCTTGCTACTACACTTAGATTTCCACCTTCTCTTGCATCTTTCAAAACAAATGACATATCTGTTTCAGATTTGTTGATTGTCTCGATTGCTGCATTAGGTCTTGGAGTCTCGGTAGTAAAGTCGAAGTTTGCTTTCTCTTGCATTTTCAATCCAGATGGATCGGTTTTTGGTTTGTCTTCACCAGATTTATCGTCGTCTAGTCCTGCTTGCACAGAATTAGATTGGTATGTATCTGGGATTGTAACCTTTGCACCAACGTCTTCTGTTGCTGAAACACTTGGTTTCAACGGTAAGTCGGTTGGGGTTTCCAATGCTTTCAATCTATCTTCAATAGAGCCTAATGTATGGCTAACGTCTTTTTGGGTTTCTGCGAGGGACTTTATAACGTCAGTCAATGTACTCATATTGGATTTGATTGATTCTTGGAAATCAGATTTTTCAATTTCGTCTTTATCGTCGTCAGATGATTTCTCATCTTTTTCGTCTTTATATTCTTTGTTAGAATCTTTTTCTTCCATATCCTTATCAGATTGTTCTTTTTCCGAGTTTATATAGTTTTCGCTTGGAGCACCTTGTCCCCCTAATTGATTGTTTCCTGCTTCTGTTATAGCACCAGATTTCTTTTTATCATCATCTTCCTTTTCTTCTTCTTCATCATCTTTCTTTTCTTCTTTCACTTGTGTGATTTGTGCTGATTCATTATTAGTATCATATTCTTTACCGCTGTGTCTTATTCCACCATAGTGTAGATTTGCATCTTTTGAAACTTCTTCATCATCTTTAGGTTTTCTTGGATCTTTAAAACCATGACCACAATTAGGACATGCTCCTCCCATACCGACCATTCCACGTTCTGCAATCTTTTTTTGACTTATTTTACAGTTTGGACAATCAGATGATTTTTTCTTATCTTCTTCATCATCTTCTTTTTTATCATCTTCTACCTTAATTTCAGTCTCACCATCATCTTTAGTTGGGTTTGATCTTCTGTTTGATGATCCATCAGGATTAACATCTTGGTTATACATGTTAGTTCTGTCACCATCTGCGTTTGAAAAGTCCTCACCTTTAGCAACAGTACAACCAAATTTATCACATTTGATCACCATCTTACCGTCTTCTCTGGTTTCAACATTGTCAGTAATTGCTTTTGCAAGTGGGTTATAATCTGTAATTAGTGCTAATGGTACTGCTGGATCTTTACAAACAGCAACCTCGTAGTGTTCTAAACTTTTTAATTCGTATGCAACACTACCATCTTTCATGATCTTTGGTGTTCTATTTGCCTTGGTAGCCCCCCCAAATGATAGTCCTTTATACTCTCCACTTTTAATTTTACCCCAAATTTCATCATCTAAATGATAGTCTTTGTGTATTTTACCTGTAATTTTAATTGCTGGATATTCATCTCCTTCTGCACTTTTGTAAACTGTTTTAGCATAACTGATACCTTTACCTATAATTCTGTTGGAATGGGTATCACTAATTGGTGCTCCCCTGTCCATCCAAATTGGAAGAACCTTGATTAATTCGTCAACGATTGTAATCTCTCCTTGCTTATCTTTAACTTGAACTGTAAGATAACCTTCAAAGAATCGTTGATCTCCGCCTATAGGATGTAGGTCTTTAGTGACAAATTTGTTAAAAAATATGTCGTCTTCCATTATATAATGGTTTTGAACATTACTTATAAAGTTTTAGAAAAAGGGAAAAGGAATAGTAAGGGTTTTAAAATTACTTACTAAACGGTTTTTTTTGCTTTTGAAACTGCGAAATCTACTGCGAAACCAACAGAGAGACCGATTAATACGGTTTCTGTAATCCCTAGACTTCCTACGCTCAAAGTTTGTGCAACTGCGATTCCTGCAAATGAAGCTACAATTAAAGCACCAATGAGTTTCTTAATTGAATAAGATTCCCCTGTTGCTCCTAAATAACCTCTAACGGTATTTAGTGCTGCTCCACATATTACAGAAAGTGTTGCGATCAGTAATGGATCAATCATACTAAACTCTCAGAATTTACACTTATTTAAGGTTTATTCATCTTCTTCATCTTTTTCAGAACAAAGTGGGCATAAATGCTCACACATTGTTTGTAAAAGTGTTTTATCTTGACTTGCCATATTTCTCCAACTCTCTAGATATTGTCAATCCCGTTACAAATACTGACGAAAGTGACGCAATAATAATAGTTTGCTCAAAGGTCAATCCTAAATCAAATATGGTTACTGCTATGTTTCCCGATACTAATGGTGAGAAAAATGATACTCCAAAGTTACCAAATATCCTTGCACAGGCTTTAGTAATCCTTTTAGAGACCATTATAAATAGATATATAGTAAGGTATATAAATTAACTTATAGGAATCAATGTTTTTGACTTTATCATGCGTAGTAATATCATAGGATCTTCATTGATTTCGTTAACAAACTGCTGATCTCCACTACTGGTTCCTTCATATTTACCACATTTGTAACAAAGATAAATTGAATGTTTACCATCAGTATAACCGTATTTAGGTATCTGACAGTGTTTACAGGTTCTACCACTCATGTTACAATCTGTACATATGCTTTATAAATAAGTATTGCTGTGATAAATCATGGCAACTTCTATCTATATATTTGACAGTGACCAGATGTTCAAAGCTGTTTACAGGGAGAATACTGATGATGTTGAGTATAAAATGCCTCTAATAGACTTGTATGTCAAAGGAGAGAGATTATGGGTTGTAACAAATTCCAACGATATGAAAGAACAGCCAATGCTAAATAGAAGCATTGTACATTTCAGAAAAGATAATGCAAAGGATTTCACAGAAGGAGATGAAAAATTAGTAATACATAGTAAACTTCGATATAATGAGAAAAGAAATCAATTAGAGTTCTTTCCAAGATTTCTAAGAAAGCCTCTATTAAGCATGAGAGTAGGAAGATACTATGGATTAAAGGAAGGTAAATGTAACATAGACTATGATAAACGTTACTATGACTTTAAGAATGACCGCATGATATTCATTTTGGAGAACAAGGTATGAAGTTTGACTTTGTATTAGGTGAAGTAGAGGATAGGTTAGAGAAGATTGAGAACAAACTGTCCAAGACAAACGAGTTACTTGCACAGATAGAGGAGAATCTTAGAGTTCCTAACTTGGTTGAATGGGCAAAATTTAGAAACTCATTGACAAAGATTACCTCCGATTAGATTTACTATAGCCGCCCATTATGTTTTTCCAGTCCTTACCGTGTTTTTTACGCATTGAAATCCAAAACGGATCTGTTTTCATGAATCCACCTTTTGCATTGTACTCTTTTGTGACTTTGGCAATTCTGGTATGACATGTATTGCAAAATCTACCGTTAACCTGTTCAATATTGAATTTATATTTGCTACAAAAGAAGCATAGACCGTAATACTTGTCACAAACCTTTGCCAGTAGCGGCTCACGACCTTTTTTACCTGCACAGTCACCACAAATATCTGCAATAGTTGCCGCTGCAACGTCAACCTTCATACAACCAAGGCAAACTGCCTCTTTATAGTTAGATACTTTGGTAAATTCGTTACCTTGATGCCTTTCCCA